AATCAAACAGAGATAACGATTTTGTTCGTGCCAGGCTTGAGCGTTGCGAAAAGGTTTATGGATCAGGAGCAAGAGATCGGGTCAGGTTTTATATGCGTCAAATGAAAGATGGACAAATTGAATGAACTATTTATCGGTATGTAGTGGGATAGAGGCAGCAACAGTTGCTTGGCATCCTCTAGGTTGGAATCCTGTTGGATTCTCAGAAATCGAGTCTTTTCCGAGCCAAGTGTTGAAACATCATTATCCAACAGTCCCCAATTTGGGCGACATGACAAAATTTAAGGAGTGGCAAATTGAATCAAATTTCGATGTTTTCGTTGGAGGAACTCCCTGTCAATCATTCTCAGTCGCAGGACTCAGAAAAGGATTGGATGACCCTCGTGGTAACCTCATGCTTACCTATCTTGCCATTGCTAAACAATATCGCCCCCGTTGGCTGGTCTGGGAGAATGTCCCCGGCGTTTTGTCCTCCGCTGATGGACGGGACTTTGGTAGCTTCCTCGGAGGGTTGGCAATCTGCGGGTATGGGTTCGCATACAGGGTGCTTGACGCTCAGTACTTCGGAGTGGCCCAAAGACGCAAACGTGTGTTCGTTATCGGATATCTTGGAGACTGGCGACCTGCCGCAGCGGTTCTTTTTGAGCGGGAGAGCTTGTCAGGGCATACTAAACCGAGCAGAGAAGCGAGGAAAGTCACTCCCACCCTCTCTTCAAGCGGCACTGGAGTCAGTCGTGTCGGATTCAACTGCGAAGATCAATGGTTTGTAGAAACACCTATTGCCGCCAGAATGACTGCTTTTGGTGAATATCAAATCGATGGCACGGCAAGTGCAATGAAGGCTAGAGATTGGAAAGATGCAACAGACCTTATTGCCCAACCAATCCCATTTGATACAACTCAAATTACGAGTCCACAAAATGGTAATAATCCAAAATCAGGTGATCCATGCCATCCATTGGCGGCAGGAGCTCATCCTCCTGCAATAGTGCAATCAATGGAGCATTTGTCAGCTTATTCGATCCGAGAAGACGCAAAGGCAAACACCTTTAGTGCGACAGAACTAGAGGTTGCGAATGCATTAAAAGCACTACAACCAAGCCCACAATCCCATCATGCACAGACTTTTGTTGCTCAGAAGATTGCAGTCAGGAGATTGACTTGTGTAGAGTGCGAGAGACTCCAAGGGTTTCCAGACAATTACACCAACATCAAACCCAAGGGTAAGCAAACCCCTGATGGCCCAAGATACAAAGCATTAGGCAATAGCATGGCAGTCCCTGTTATGAATTGGATCGGACAAAAGATACAAAAAGTTCAGGATTTAATCAAATGACATTTATGGTGACATTCAAAGTAGACGCTAACCCTGTTGGCAAACAAAGGGCTAGATACGTCAAGAGGGGAAACTTTGTGCAAACTTACACCCCTGAGAAAACTAGAACCTATGAGACTTTAATCAGGGATTCTGCAATCGAGGCAATGGGTGCTTCTGAACCATTGGAAACCCCTGTTAGCCTTTATCTTTACATTCGAGTGCCAATCCCTAAGTCATGCACCAAAAAGCGGTTAGAAGCCATTGATAACGGGTCAGAGAAGCCAACAAAGAAGCCTGACGCAAGTAATATCCTCAAAAGCGTAGAAGATGGCATGAATGGGGTTGTTTACCATGACGACTCGCAGATCATAAACATCCACGTTACCAAGGTTTATTCGAGTCTGCCAGGTGTTGATATTTGCGTTAAGGAGTGTTTGGAATGAGCAACCCATTTGAAATTATTGAGCCAACTTGCATCAGCTTCTCAGGAGGTAGAACATCGGCTTATATGCTTTACCGCATCCTACAGGCTCACGACATGAGCCTCCCGCCCGAAGCAATCGTTTGTTTTGCCAATACAGGCAAGGAGTGCGAGGAGACTTTGGAGTTTGTCCATGATTGCGAGACAAATTGGGGTGTCAAGATAAATTGGCTTGAGTACAAAGCCCATGAAACCCCAAAAGAGCGTTTCAGGGTTGTTACTTACGAGACTGCAAGCCGAAATGGTGAGCCTTTTTTAGACTCAATCAAGCAAAATGGTAAGTTCAATCTGCCAAACCCTGTTGCCAGGTTCTGCACAATCAACATGAAGATTCGAGTTATTCATCATTATTTGAAGTCTTTAGGATGGAAGCATAACGAAAACATGGATTGGGTTGGCATTCGGGCAGACGAACAACGAAGGGCAGCAAAGATTGAGAGAAGCAGAACCCCACTTGTGGCGGCAGGAATTACCAAGGAACACGTTGGTGAGTTTTGGAGGAATCATGCATTTGACCTTAAATTGCCAAACAACAATGGGGTAACGATGCATGGGAATTGTGATTTGTGCTTTTTGAAGCCCGCCCATCAAATCCAATCCCTGATCCAAGAAAAACCCGAAAGGGCTTTATGGTGGATGAACATTGAAGAACTTGCTAGTCAATCAACTGAAACCTTTGGGGATGGGGCAAAGTTCCGCAAAGACCGCCCAAGCTATGCCCAAATGCACAAATATGCTTTGTCTCAGACAGATATGTTTGACAAAACCGAAGAGGCAATAGCGTGTTTTTGCGGAGACTAAGGGTTTATCCCTATTCAAAACATTCCAAAACAGGAATAACATTTAATTTTTAACAGGAGTGAATCATGGAAAAAACTTGGGAATTTGACACAACCACAGGTGCAGGTAGCGAGATTGTTACTGTCGTTTATGAGTATGAAAACGATGGAGAGACAACCTATAACGAGTCCATCAAAGAGGTTTGGTTTGAGGGCAAAAACGTCATTGGGCTATTCTCTGACGAGCAATTCAAAGAACTAGACATTGAGGCAGCTATGCGGTTTCAGAATCACAAACTCAACTATAAGTTGGAGGATGTATGAACGAACCAACCAAAGCCATCCAATACTTAATCGATACCGCACCTTTGTATGCAAAAGCAAAAGCGGATCGGATGTACTTGGAGGAGTTTAGAAAATCCCGCAAAGCCCAATTAATGGCAAATGCGGGAATTGAGGTTTTGGGTAAACAAGAAACCTATGCTTATGCACACGCTGATTATGTTGAAATATTGGAGGGCATTAGAGAGGCGGTAGAAAAAGAGGAGAATTACCGATGGCTAATGACTGCAGCTCAAGCCAGAATTGAGGTTTGGAGAACAAACCAATACTCAGCCCGCATGGAAGTAAAAGCAACCCAATGAACAATAAACTGAACGCCAAAGAGAGGTTGCACCTTGCAAGGGTTAAATCCCTCCCATGTTCAGTTTGCCAGGCATCACCACCAACAGAAGCCCACCATTACAAACAGGGCTTGCAATATACCTGCATTGCCCTTTGTGTAGATTGCCACCGAAACCCAGTGATGGGATGGCATGGTCAACGAAGGGCTTGGGCAATCAATAAAATGGATGAAATAGACGCACTGAATGAAACAATCCGAAGATTGTGCGAGGAAATGCCCACCAAAGGGTCTAAAAGCCCTTTCTAGGCGTTTTTAAGGGCTTGTCCATACCAACCATGCCAGACGTAAAAAAACCCTCCTAAGAGGGCTTTGGTGTTTAGCGTTTCCCGCTAAGTATTCGGAGGATTAGGGCAACACAAGCATAAATCATTTTTTCTCCAGTATTAAATGATTGTCCCGATAGCATGAATTAAAATCAGGTCTACCGATTTCAATTTCAACAACATAAATATCCCCTCCATATTCATGCCACCAATCAAGGGGCATCTGATAATCTTTAGCGTGATTATTTAATCCCTTTTTTAGGTGTTCTTTAGCTAATGTTTCATTAATGGCATAAGCTTCAAAGTGAAAACGTCTAGAATCAAATATGGCTTTGTAGTATTTCATTTTTTAACCCCATAATAACAAATATCAGAACAAACACTAATCTCATTTAATGCAGCATTTGTGCATAATTGTTCCAATTCATTTGGAAAACCAAAATAAATAGTTGAATTATTAATATCATCTATTTCACCTTTGTAGTGTCTGATAATATTCAAAATAGATTTTGATTTATCTTTGCCTGAAAATTCAGAATTTTCTATTGACAATTGAAATTTATGCATAATGAACACCTTTAATTTGAACAAAACCTGAATGATCCTTTTTAGCCTTACCTTTGGCATAAAGGGCAACAACTACATTTTTGGGTTCAATGTGTCTAACGTCTGTGTCGTCTCCATCAATAACTTCCCAAGATCGGAAGCTTGAAGGAATATCCTCCTTTTTTTGGAAAACTACTGCAACCCTAGAGTTATTTTTGTTGGTCAGCCCCTTGATTGAAATGGGCTTTGGGGTAATGTTGGAGAATGAATAGGTCAAATCATAATTTCCATACGTTTTGCCCTGTAAATTTCTTGAAGGGTGTTTTGTGTAATCGTAAAACTGAACATCGGGAAATAATTGAAAAATCGTCCTACCGATTCCATCAATATCACCATCAAACAAAATTGGGAAGTTTTCCCAAGGGATGTCACTAGTGCCATTCAAACGTACCAGGAGTTTTTGGTCATTATTTCTGGCAGAGGTATAGTGCAAACGCCAAATATCCGCACAAAGGGAAAGTAAAAATGCCCTTTGGTTGTTATACCAAAAATCGGTTTTGGCTTGTCTAGCCTTTTGAACCGAATTAAAAGCCCCTCTACCCGCAGAATAAAGGCAGCCATCCATGCAACCCGCTAACCTAGCCAAAGGGCATAGATTCTCGTCTGGTGTTAAGTAGAGGATGGCGGTTAAAAACCCAAGCTTTTCCCCTTTCACTGTTTTTGTGGATGCAGTGCCCAAGAGGGTTTTGTAAGGTAAGCCCTCATTTTGGAGGATCATTTTGTATGGATTTCGCATATTGACACCTATTAAAAAAAAGTTAAACTAAAATTTCTTTGGGAGAATTGTTCAAAATTTTGCGTA